GATGTTGACACAACCTGCGGAAGACCTGACTGCCTTAAAAGACCAAGACCCCATCGGGTACGCGGTCAAGATGGCAGAGAACATGGAACGCGAAAAGCAGCTACAAGCTGTCCGCGCCGAACGCGAATCACTCCAAGCCAAGCAAGCCGCCGAACATCAGGAGAGGCTTAAATCTCACATCCAGCAGGAAGCCGAGCGTCTACGTTCTGCCATCCCTGACTTCGGAGATGAGGTAAAGGGCGAGGTTATCCGCAAGGAGATAAAAGATTACGCCAAATCGGTTGGATGGACAGACCAAGAGTTGTCGCAGGTGTACGACCACCGTGCCGTCCTGACTCTGTATCGGGCTATGCAATACGAAAAATTGCAGAAGTCAAAACCTGCCGTCTCCAAAAGAGTGGCAGAGGCTCCCAAGTCATTAGCACCTGGGGTCGGCTCTCCACGCCTTGATAAGGACGGAGAGGCGGTCAAGAAATTGACCAAGCAACTCAAACAAACTGGTCGCCCGCGAGACGCGGCGGCTTTACTCGAACGATTCCTCTAAGGAGAATTAAATGTCAGTACCCTCAAATACCTACCTGCGGTACACCAGCATTGGTGTCCGCGAAGACTTAGCAAACGTCATTTATGACATCAGCCCCACCGACACGCCTATCATGTCGTCCATCGGAAAGGCTCGCGCAACCCAGACCAACCACGAGTGGCAGACCGACGCATTGGCAGCCGCTACGACTGCTAACGCCCTCATCGAAGGTGATGACGCAGCCGCTTCCTCGTTGGCTCCCACGACCCGTGTTGGCAACTTCACGCAAATCGTTGGTAAGACCGTTCAGGTTTCGGGCACGCTTGAGGCAGTAGACAAGGCTGGCCGTAAGTCTGAGAAGGCTTACCAGTTGGCTAAAGCCGCTTCCGAAATCAAGCGCGACATCGAGACAATCATCACGGCTAACCAGGCAAAGACCAACGGTACGGCTACCTCTGGCGCTCGTAAGATGGGTTCGCTCCTGTCCTACATCACCAGCAACGTATCCAAGGGTTCGGCTGGTACAAACCCGACAGGTGACGGTTCCGACGTTCGTTCGGACACCACAACCCGCACGTTCCTTGAGTCCATGCTCAAAGACGTAGCACAGGAAATCTTCTCCGACGGCGGCACACCCAAGATTTTGGTTGTTCCCCCAGGCTTGAAGGCAACTGTGTCTGGCTTTGCTGGCGTTGCACAACAGCGTTATGTGACCGGCGCAGAACCCACGACTATCGTGGCTGCCGCAGGTGCTTACCTCTCGGACTTCGGTCTCATCAGCATCGTTCCTGACCGCTTTATGCGGACGACGGATGCTCTGATGCTTGACCCCGAGTACGCAGCCCTTGCATATCTGCGTCCTTTCCAGACGAATGACTTGGCTAAGACCGGCGACTCTGACAAGACTCAGATTCTTGCCGAACTGACCCTCGAAGTTCGTAACGAGAAAGCACACGGCGGTATCTTTGATATCAAAGCAGCGTAACTTGTGATAGAATCGGCGGTGGGTAACTCCCACCGTCGGTTTTATGAGGTAAATATGCAGAAACTAGGCGAAGAAGTAACGATAGAGGGCAAACGTACTTGGTTTGCAGACGAAGATGGCGGGCTTGTCATCAGGGACGAACAAAACGTCGCACCAATCCTAGAGGCCAACAAGGCCGCTTATAACCAGATAGACGAACGCGCACGCTGGGGTGATGGTGCGCGGGTTGCGGAGATTCCCAATTCGGTCATTGCAGACCTGAATGTGAAGGGAATTATGAGGGGGTTCGCGGTGGTAGACCAGAAACGAATGAAAGCCTTTCTGAACGACCCGGAGAACCGTTTTTTACGGACGAGACCGGGGAGGATTTAGTGGGCAAGATTCACGAAAAGATTAAAGCAAAGCAGCAAAAAACCGAAGGAAAGAAAGTCGCCATTTGTATCCCTTCTCGCGGAGAGATGGAGATAGGAACGGCGTTTGACTTGGCGGTGATGTGCGCCTATGACTCCCGAAACAGGGAAGGGCATCAGGCAATCTACACCGTTTCTGGAACCCTGATATTTGACCAACGAGAGAAGTTGGCAGCAGAAGCCCTGAAAGAGGGCGCGGACTACATTCTGTGGATTGACGCAGACATGAGGTTCCCAAAGAACACGATTGAAGTGTTGTTAAAACACGACAAACCCATCGTTGGGGTAAATGCCACGACACGGACGGCTCCGGTTCGGCCAACCGCCAAGAACCTAGAGATAGACTTTGAGAAAAGCGTCAACCATTGGTTGCCCATCGTGTCTAAAGACAAGACTCACGTAGAAGAAGTAACCGCGATTGGGTGCGGGGTCATGCTAGTAAAGCGAGAAGTATTTGAAAAAACGCCGCGTCCGTGGTTCTGGTTTGAACAAATCCCAGGCGGCAAGCTGTTGGGGGAAGATGTGTACTTCTGCGTGAAGGCAAAGGACGCAGGATTTGATACTTATTTAGACCACAACCTGTCCAACTCAATTGGGCACGTTGGGTCATATACCTATTCATGGAACGACTACAATGGCCCTAGCGACTTTCAGCGACCTCCAGACGACGGTAGCCAACTACCTCGGACGGAGTGACCTTACCAGCCAGATTCCTGACTTTATCTCCCTAGCGGAGTTGCGCCTATCCCGCGATATTCGTACTCGCAGGATGTTGAAAACAGCCACAACAACAATGGTAGTAGCAGACCCAACAATCGGGCTGCCGACAGACTTTTTATCCATTCGAGACGTATTTATCCAAGGCTTGCCACGTACCGTGGTGTCTTATATTTCTCCGGCTATCTTCTCTAGCAACTCTCGTGCTGACGAGTCTGGGTTGCCTGTGTTCTACACCATGCGCGGCAATGAGATGGAGTTTGCGCCAAAGCCAGATTCCACCTACGTTGTGCAGATGTTGTATTACTCCAAGCCAACGGAGTTGTCGTCTACCAATACTACTAACGAGTTTCTGGCTAACTACCCAGACGCGCTACTCTACGCCTCCCTATTAGAGGCAGAGCCATACCTTATGAACGACACGCGTACACAAACGTGGTCTAGCCTGTATAACCAAGCAATAACCCGCATCAACACCTCGGATGAGGAGTCTGAGTTTTCTGGTGTTCCCTTAGTTATGACTGTTACGACGAGGTAATAAAATGGCAGAATTTAGCAACTACTTAGAGAACAAGGTTCTTGACCACGTTCTACGCAATACGTCTTACACCTCACCGACTACGGTGTACGTGGGACTCTTTACTAGCGACCCAACGGACGCAGGTTCGGGAACCGAGTGTACTGGCAGCGCCTATGCAAGACAGGCTTTGTCCGTTACCACGGCCTCTGGTGGAATCGTTACTTCCTCTGCTGACGTAACCTTCCCACAGGCAACTGGTGCTTGGGGCACGATTACGCACTTAGGGCTACTAGACGCTCTTACAAGCGGAAACCTGCTCATGCACACCCCGCTTACAACCTCAAAAAGCATTGATAACGGCGATATTCTCAAGATTTCTAGCGGCAATTTGACTGTAACGCTCGACTAAAATGGATGTTTGCGGCCCGTTTACCCTCGAACAACTAGATTTATTCGGGGGAAACCTAGACACACTAGCGTTCTCGCTTGACGACGCTATCTGGACGCTAAACACAACCTGCGTTCACTACGGAAACGGTGAAGTAAACTCTGCCGCAACAGTCACGGCAGGGGCTTCTAACAACGCCTCCACTCAAGGCGCGATTACATCAGCAGGAACGGTAACCGCTTCTGTTGCAAGAATACAACACGTAGAGGGAGTCATCACTTCTGCGGCAACGGTTGCCGGTGATGCGCTGCGTATCCGTGTTGTTGATGGTGCGATTACGGCACAGGGCGCAATGTCTGGGTCTCTTTCCCCGACGTTTAGCGGAGAGGGTCTTATCCTCGCCCAAGGCTCGGTTACGGCATTGGCTGGCTATATTGTGGAAGTGGCGGCGGTTATCTCTAGTGATGCCGAAGTCGTGTGCAACGCATACAAGATGGGTGACGAGTGGGTTCTCGTAGCTGACCAGCCAAATACATGGTCAAACATCTCTGTGCAAAGCAACACGTGGACACAACAATCTTCTGGAAGCAATACATGGGTACAAATCGGATAACGTTTGGCGAGTGGCTTCCTGACCAGCCAGGAGTGATTGGGGCTTTGACCACGGCCAAGAATTGCTTTCCAAAGGCTGTCGGCTATGGGGCGTTCCCGCAAGAGGTGGACTACTCAGACCCAGCACCGCAAGACCTGACCAACGCTGTGGCGGCAAAAAACTCCGCAGGAAACGTCACTATTTACGCGGCTGGTACGACACGCCTATTTAAGTTAAACACCTCTACCTTTGCGTTCGACGACATCTCGGCCACAACCTATTCTGGGACGACGGGGTGGAAATTCACGCAGTTTGGGACATCGTTGATTGCGGCTAATGAAGCCAACACGATGCAGTACATTGACATCTTTAGTGGGACAACCTTTGCAGACTTGGCGGCAGATGCTCCCAAGGCAAAGTTTGTGACCGTGGTGCGGGACTTTGTGGTGTCTGGCTTTCAGACTAGCAACAGAAGCCGTGTGCAATGGTCGGGTATAAACAACGAGAAAACGTGGACGACTTCTGCCACAACCCAGGCCGACTTCCAAGACATTCCTGACGGCGGTTCTGTCCAAGGGGTAACTGGTGGCGAGTTTGGGCTAGTTTTGCTTGAGCGCAGTATCGTGCGGATGTCATACGTTGGAACCCCGCTGATATTCCAGTTCGACAACATCGCTAGAAACCGTGGGTGCTACGAGCCGAACTCGGTCATCCAATGGCAAGGGATTACTTACTTCTTGTCTGATGACGGGTTTTACGCCTGTGACGGTACAAATGTAAAGAACATCGGGGCAGAGAAGGTCAATCGGTACTTCTTTAACACCCTGCGGGAAGACGTACTAAGCACCATGAGTGTGGCCGTTGACCCAATCAACAACCTGATTATCTGGGGTTATCCGTCGATTGATATGGATTACCGAGCGATGGTCTTCCATATCCCAACAGGTCGGTGGTCATACGCGGACTCAACGGCTGGGCGTGTAGCACCTGTCAGCACACCGTCTTTAACCCTAGAAGATTTGGACAACTTTAGCGCAAGTTTGGATGCCCTTACGATTCCGCTAGACAGTCGGACATGGCTAGGTGGCAAACTCCTGCTCTTAGGGGTTAAGGGTTCAAGATTGATTACGTTTACGGGGACTCCAAAGACCGCAACGATAGAGACCGCCGACATTGAAACAAATGGCCGTCAGTCGATGATTACGATGATTAAACCCATTGTGGACAACGGCTCCGGTAGTGCTTCTGTTGCATCGCGCAAGACCTTGGATGAGGCGGTTGTTTTCCCAGCGGTTACGGCTGCAAGCACAGAAAACCGCATAGGCGTACGTTCTTACGGACGTTACCACCGAGTCCAACTCCAGCCCTCTGGGAACAACTGGACAACGGCTATCGGCGTTGATGTAGAGATGCAAGAGGCTGGAACCAGATGACAATGTTTAGGGTTCTGCCTTACCAGGGTGGGACACCACGGGACATCTCCGAGGTGGTCAACAACCTGATGAACGGCAAGTCCAATAATACGGGGATGATTACGCTTGCCACGGGCAACGCGACTACGACTACCTTGGTAGACGAGCGCATTTCCGTAGATACAAAAATTGTCCTGATTCCGTTCTCAGACGCGGCAGAAGCGGACTCTGCGCCATACGGCGGGTTCCAAGACGGAACCGACCAGACGGCGACCACAATTTCTGATGCGTACGCAATGAAGTACGACACCACGGATTACACAAACGGGGTGTACGTCAGCAATAACAGTCGGATAAATGTAAGAAATGCGGGAATCTACGATTTACAGTTTTCGGCACAGTTTAAGAACACGACCAATGATGGTCAGGACGTAGACGTTTGGTTTCGCAAAAATGGCACGGATGTCGCAAAGTCCAACTCTAAATTTCACATCGTAGCCAGAAAGTCGTCTGGCGACCCTTCTCACTTAATTGCGGCGCTTAACTTTTACTTTGACCTAGCGGCAAATGATTATGTAGAAATCATGTGGCGAACCACAGATGTTGGGGTGTCGCTAGAACACTTTGCGGCGGTAAGTGCGGGTGCGCTAACCCCAGCAATACCCGCAACACCGTCGGTAATCGTGACGATGGAATACATTGCCCCACACGCTTACTCAAACATTTACGTCTCTGCCCAACAGCAAGGACAGGCAACCATAAGCCACTATGCCAACTCTACGGCAGACAAGACTTATGCTTACATTTTGGTTGGATAATCTTTACAATAGGTGATATATGGCAGAACAAGTCACAACCTCGCAAATTGACCCAGCGTTAAGACCGTATCTGACGGCTGGCTTAGAACGCGCTCAGCAGTTATTTCTGACGGGGCCACAACCCACGTTCTTTCCAGGTCAGACATACGTCACACCATCCGAGGCTACGACAGAGGCTATCTCCCAACAAGAGGCTCTAGCCCGCGCCCAATCCCCATCTCTGCAAGCAGCACAGCAAGCCTACCAAGCCTCCTTGGGGCAGATTGGTCAGACCGCCGCAGGTGGGTTCTTGCAGGGTTCTCCCTACCAACAGGCGATGCTCCAAGCCGCTACCCGCCCCCTTACCCAACAGTTTGGAGAGCAGGTCATTCCGGGCATTGCAAGCCTCTACTCACGCGCTGGTCGCTACGGGTCAGGCGCAATGGAACGTGCCCTTGGCGGGGCTACGGAAGCCTACGGAAGGGCTTTAGGCGACGTTTCTGCCAACATCGTTGGGCAGGACTATGCCCGTGAGCGCGGATTGCAACAACAGGCTCAGATGGGCCAAGCGGCACTAGCGCAACTTGCACCGTCTATCTACCAACAACAGTTCTTGCCAAGCCAAACCCTCGCACAAGTTGGTGCAGCGCGGGAAGCAATCGCCGCCCAGCCCCTACAAGAGGAAATGGCTAGGTTCCAGTTCGGACAACAGCAGCCGATTCAGTCGCTTATGTCCTACCTCTCCTCTGTCTACGGGACACCGCTTTCTAGTTACGGTCAGCAGACCGCGCAGTTGCCAGAGAACCGGCTTATGAGCGGGGTGGCGGGTGCAGGATTGGGATACCTTGGCGGTCAAGGTTTAGGTTACTTCTTAGGGGGCGGCCAAAACACGCTAGGCTCATTTGGAAGTTACTTAGCAAGTCCAACTGGGTACGGACTAGCCGGTGCTGGTCTTGGCGGGTTACTAGGATTCTGATGACACCACGGGTACTACAACCCGAAGAATTAAGACACTACTGGCCCGAAATTGAATACGGGCTAACAGAAGTATTACGCAAGACCCCAAGCGCAAAGTGGATTCCAGAAGATGTTTACGCGGCAATCCTCTACAAGAAGGCGGTCTGCGTTATGGGGATGGTGAACGAAGATTTGCATGGATTCTTTGTAGGAAAGCCGCACGAGAACGGCATATTTGTGTGGGCGGTATATTCCGAAGGCAACCTAGACGAAGGTGTGATGCACCTAGTCAACTACGCCAAGGCAACCAATTGCAAGCACATCAGTTTTCAAACAGACCGAAAAGGTTGGAACAAGGTGGCACAAAAATACGGTTTCCAGCCTAATGTCTGGAGAATGGAGATATAAATGGGTGGAGCAGTAGAAGAAGTTGGTGATTTTTTCCAAGAAGAAATTATCGACCCAATAAAAGACGTTGGTCGTGACATTGACGACTTTGTAAACGAGGAAATACCGGGTGGATGGTTGACCGTTGGTGCGGCTACGGGCGCAGGACTTCTAGGTTCAGGCGCATTAGGTGGCGCGGCGGCAGAAGGTGCGGCAGCAACGGGTGCGTTTGATGCTGGGGTTGGTGGAATTGCAGAAGCGATGGGCGCTGCGGGTGGTGGCGCATCACTAGGGACAGGTTTAACGGCTGGCGCGGCGGGGGAGGGCTTAATAGCACCGTCAGTACCATCTTTAACGTCTATGGGCGGCGGGACAGGATTGGTTACAGAAGCCGCCGGTGGTGGATTACTGTCTGCCGGGGGCGTGACTGCCGCAGGAGCAGTTCCTATGCTTGGTTCTTCTGGCTCGTTTATTAACAACCCAGCCGTTCTTGGTACAGACGTTATTGGGGCGCAACAAGGCGGGATTGGGCTAAAACAGGCTATGGACACTTTACGCGCCGCAAATACGATTAAAAATATGTTTGGGCAACCAACAGCACAAGTCCCAAATATGATTGGTCGCAACCAGATGCCACAGGGTTCGGTTGACTATTCTCAATACCTAAATCTTCTAGCCCAAAGACCTCGTCGGGCAGACATCACATCATTGTTGGGGTAACTATGAACGAAGAACTATTCAAAGCACTAGGACTTAACCTAGAAACCGCAAAAGAAAAGGCTTTCACGCAAGGGTTACTTGGTTCTATCTTCCAAGCGGCTGCACTATCTGGCCCACAGGCTCGCCCCGTAGGGAACCTACAAGGTCTAGGGCAGATTGGTCTTGCGGGGATGGGCGCATACGAAAGTTCGTTTGACAAGACCCTACAAGACGCGCTGAAAGCTGCTCAGATTAAACAGGCTATTGCCCAACAAAATGCCCCGAAGTACATGACAATAAAAACGCCAAGTGGCGGCGAGCAGCTCATACAGATTCCAAGAACCGGCACACCAACCCCAGTTGCAATTCCGGGTTTGAGCGCAGCAAAACCAATTGAGTTTGATGCTCCGACACAGGCATTTATTGACCTAAAGTTTGGTAGACCG